AAGTCCACTGACCCTGCTGCACTTATAGGTATAACAAACGCACTCTTAGTAGTCCCATTGACAGATGCCCAACCACTAGTACCATAGTTAGTACCGTTATGTTTAGCTTTGAATGTGTATGAAGTGCTTACTACCAAAATACCTGATGGCACTGATATAGTTAGCTTATTAGTACTATTTGCTAGACTCTCCCATACAACTGCACCATCACTGATTCTGATTACTTGCCAATCAGTAGAGGCGTGTGTATCTGTTCCACCACTAACACTAAATGCACTTGTAGTAAGTGACGGTGTTTCAGCTACATCACTAGGTGTCCCAGCTACGCTTAATGCTGGAGTGACTATATAAACATTTTTGAGTACTACAGAGATAGTAACTCCAGAGCTATAGCTTCCTGCATTATCTTTTGCTTTTACACTAAATGTAACTGTTTCATCAGCACTTAAGCCCTCTGAAACGATGAAAGTATGAGCAGAACCTACAGACACTTCAGCTGTTGTTACAGTCAGATTTGCTGATGATATACTATCAACCAAATAATGTGTAACACTTCCATCGCTGTCAGTAGCACCACTAAATGTAAAGCTTGTTGTAGAACCCTTTGTAAGTTGTGTTGCAAAACTTCCTGTATTAGTAGGATTTGTAGGTATTGCATTGTTTGTTGTAGTATCAGCTCCAATAGTAGAATACGATACAAATAGTGGATTAAGAGCATCTGTTGCTTTTGCTCTAAATTCATAATCTGTAGAGATACTTAAGCCATTTATGCTTTGAGAAAAACTTCCTAAAGTACTCTTAGCGGTCATAGCAGTAGCAATCCATACAGATGCTCCTACCGCTCTATACTCAAAACCAACATTAAGAGCATCCTTATCAGTAGCTCCAAATGATGTTACTGTGCTATTTAGCGTCATATTGGTTGAGCTCATTGCCGTTGCTGTTGCGTCACCTAGAGTAGGCGCACTAATATTGCTTGTAGAAACAAGTGAATCAACTTCTGTCTTTGTATATGTGGTTAGCTGTTCCGCTTTTGAATCTACGCTAGATTGCTTTGCAAGAGGCGTTCCACCTGCCGTAAAACCATCGTGAACAACAATTGTATCCTTATCGGTATCAACCGTTACCTCTCCAACTGCACCTGTAAATGTACCGTGTTCAGAGGTTGTACCTCTTCGTAATTGTACTTGTTTTGCCATAATTACCCTTTCTTATCTATTTTTGGTTTATCTAATATGTTACCCATATCAGAACCTATAGCTAGAACTATTTGTTCTAGTCTCTCAATCCTTAGTCGCAAAGACTTAAACTCTGCATTGATACCCTCCAAACTAAATTGGCTCTCTAAGTTTATAGACTTTCTAGGTCGAAGTTTATCACAAGCCTCCACAATCAATTGCCCCAGAGCTTACTGCTAAATCCGTTCTTTCTGCTACACCATCTTCAATCGAAAAATGTGATATTACAACTATGGACTCTAAATCTTCAGGAGTTATACTATCCACAAACACATATTCTCCACTATGATATCCAGTAGAACTCAAAAGATATATAGCCTCTACTTCATTTTTTAATAATTCAGTTGTATTTTTATATGCCAATGTTTTAGTAGAACTTGTAAAAGCAGTGTTTCTATATGTGAACGCATTAGCCGCAGCATCAGAGGCGTTTGTAGCCCTTGCATCAGCAATGTTTTTATAGGTCATAGCATTAGCTTCTGATATAGAAGCTTCATTAGCTTTAGTTGTGGCAATATCTTTATATATTAAAGCATTTGATTCTGACATATAAGCTTCACTAGCTTTAGTTGTAGCAATAACTGCATTAGTATCTGCTAATAATATCTCAGCTATATTGGGAACTATAGTCGTAGCCACACTATTTATATTTATTATATTAGTAGCTGCTATATTTATATTAGCTATATCAGTAGCCACACTATTTATATTTATTATATTAGTAGCTGCTATATTTATATTAGCTATATCAGTGCTTGCCGTATTTACGCTGGCTATATTACTAGACACGGTGTTCACGCTTGTAATACTATCTGATACTGTATTTACTTTTGTTATAGAACCAGATACTGTTTTTATGCTGGCTATATCAACAGCTACAATATTAACACTGTTTATATCAGCAGCTACAATGACGACATTTGCTATATTGTTAGCAGTGGTCTCAACATAGCTTATCTTACTCGCTACAGTATTTACAGAGCCAATGCTTTGCGCTGTTGTTATTATGCTGTTTATATTATCAGCTACTTTTGATATGTTTGTTGGGGAATCCTCAAGTCCATAACCATCTGATGACACAGTAATTTTAACTACATATCCACTTGTAGGAGCAACATTAAAAAGTACAGTATCAGATAACAAATCCCATTCATCACCAGATACTGGATTATCTAAGCCATTATAATAATAATGCACTCTTAGGTGGCTCTCAGAAAGAATTGTAGATGCTACTTGAAAATTTCTTTGTGTACCATCAGCTATAAAAGATTCAGTTACTAATGCCATCTTTTTTTCCTTTATATATTTTTACTTCTCACAGTGATTCTTCCTTCTATAGAAATAGTATCTATTTGACAACCATCTGTATAACTTGTAGAAAATCCTGTTCGTGTTTTATCGGAATTTCCACCAACTATTAACTTTCTATTAAGATATTTTTTGTTCACAATAGTGGTAATATCTCTTTCCTCGTTGAGTATTGTAAAATCAATAGAACCTGTTGTTTTTGTTTTTATATTCTTAATATAAAATGGCTCTCTAATTATTTGGTTTCCCTGTGCTGTTTGTAGATTAAATTTTGACATAACTACACTAGAAGTATATGGTACAGAGCCAATATCCAAGAAACTATCACCTATCTCAAGTGGCTCTAAATCTATCTTACATATTTTATTTGCATCAATCATAAGAAACAATACATCAGACAATACTTTTATTGCTTTTATTATGTGTCCATTAAATGTCCATTTAAAAAATGAACTTACAACCCTTTCTTGTCCTTTTATATAATATTTATATACATACAAAACACCATCATCACTAGCATCTTGGAAAAATACCATATTATTAGTTGAGCTAACCTCAACATTCTTTATGGTTGATGGAAGGTATGTTGGAATATGAGAAGAAATACTCTCGGCACTACTTTTATCAGCTTGTAATGTTGCTGGACTATAAACCAAGACATCAAGATAGCTACCTCTTTTGTTAAAAAACAATATTTCATTATCAACAACTATTGGTGCAAGACTATTATCTGTTGCATAGCTTGATATTTGAGATATTCTTGTTGTCGCTGGAGATAAAACTTCACCACCTGCCAATAAAAACTGATTATCATCAGCCCATATTGTTAATGCCCCACCAGTAGCATTGACATTTCTAATTATAGAAACTGTATCGCTATCAACCGCTGCATCAATTGGGTCAGCATCTAACACTTCCATAGCTGTAGTTGCAAAGAAATTATAATATTCACCAGTTTCACTTAATATAACATTCTCTTCGCTTGTAAATCCAAGTCTATTTTTGAAAAAGAACATATTTGTTATTTGTCTGCTCACAAAACTAGGTGTTGGATTACTATCTTCATCACCTTTGGTTCTTGATGACCAGTTATCTCTAAATCCTTCTGAGTCTAAGTTTTGCACAAAACCAAAACTAAATGTATCTGCTGCTGTCTGAACTAATTTTGCTGGCATAGTTGTTTTATCGATAGTCATTTTAAAGCCATCTTTGTATGTTTCTACCCAATTATTACCATTCCATTTTAAATAATAGTTTGTAAATTGGTCTCTATCTGTACCTGTGATAGCTATTGTTCCAACATCTGCTTCAGTAAATCCTCTTATATCTGCAGGTAAATCTTGTATTTTGGCAACAGAATCAATCCATCCTTTTGAAGCTTGGTTACCCCAACTATCACCAGATTCAAATGAAAAAGCAGAATCTTTTGATATTCTAATAATAGAGCCAACTCTTTTCACGGAATAACCAGCTGCTAATATTGAATCTCCCAATGTAGTTGCTGCTCCAATTGATGTGGTTGATGAGGCTGTATATATAATTCCATCTAGCTTCACTTCATAAGTATAGCCTCCATCTTGTCCATCATTAAAACTTCTTGATACCCAATAAAACGCCTTGTGAACAGCAGATGAAGCTGCTTCATTGCTGGCTGATACTACTTGTTTTTTATTTAATATCCAAGTAGTATCACCAACTGTTAAGAATTTTATATCCTTATACCATTCTAGGCTTGTACCCCATACAGTGAAAGGATTTGTTCCTACTATATTAACTGTCTTCTGATTACCATTTATATCAAAAACTCTTATTCCATTTGCATCGACAATAATGCCAAACTTAAATAGTCCATCCCCTCTATCATATGCGTGAATAGCACCATTTACTCCAAAATCAGTAATTAGTGTTGTTGGAGAACCATCTATGCTGACATATTTTAATGGATTTCTTCTTCTTAGCCCTTGAGCAATTGTTACTTGAAAGTTATCCATCTCTTGAACTTGGTTGTCGAATCTATTTTCTTCTGGTTGTTGTGATACTCCACCAATCAAACTGTTTATATTATGATTGATTAACATATTACATTCCAGCTCTATCTAATAATGTTGTTGCATATTCTTCTTCTAACATATTACCATCGATAGAATTTGATTCATCTCTTATTGCTTCAATCTTAGCTAACTGCACTGCTGTTCTTTTAACTGTTATTTCATTTTCAGAACCAACTATGTCTATATATGCTTGTAGTGAAGCTACTTGAATTATGTAGTTTGCAGCGTGGAAAGGAATATCATCAAAAACAATATCCTGCACAACCTCACAGACAACTGGCTCTGTAAATAAATAAGTCATCTTTGTCTTATTAAATAACTTCCAGTCTCTAACGACCATTCCAGAATCATCAAGGTTTCTAACAGATAAAAATGTATTTGGTATTACTATGTAACCTAATGTATTTGGATATAGAGACATAGATACTGTATTGAAATTCCAACCTTCAGCTAAAACTTTTTTCTGTGCAATACAAAGCTCTTTATCTACAATTACTGCTATACCGATACTCTCAATAGCATCACTTTCATCTAGTGGTAGCTCATTTAAGGACAACAAGATTTCATTTATGGCATCTCTTTTATTCATTTATTTTCCTTAAAAAAAAGGTAATACTGGCTTCGCCAGTATTACCCATTGTGTTTTTGTTAGAAACTATTAGTTCGCAGTGCCAGTTGTAATACCAACCAAAGACCCCGGATTCAATACACCATATCCAGCTGCAAGTTGAACCTTCATAACTGTTTGGTCATAATCATCATCAAACCATTCTTTAGTTTGAAGTCCCATCATTTCAACTAAACCAATAACATCTTTAGTAAACATAATACCAGACAATGTTTGTCCTAAACCACTAGTTCCAAGAAGATTCCCAAGCAAAGAGCCAACTAGGTTGTTGCTTCTAAGAATCATAACATCACCAATTGTGAAGATATTACCTTTAGCAATAGAACCATTATCTCCTGCATTAAAATCTCTATTGATTGCTTTTTGAGACATTAACAAATTGTAATAGTTTGTATTGTTAGTTACAAAATATCTTTGACTTCCAATTTGGTCTTTCCCATCAAGAATTGAAGCAGCACCAAATATAGATTCAAGGATTGCATCACCTTTAGCCTCTGCTGTTGCTCCAGCACCTATAGCTGCATTATAAATACCACCAGCTGCATATTGAGTAGCTGTTGCAGGATAATTAGTAGCACTAAATGCTTTGTTAAACTCAACAACAATTCTTCTATCAATGAAATTAGCCATTGTAGAACCATTTTGACCTGTAATCATACTTCTTATGTTGTAATGAGCCATTTTTTCTTCATAATTATCAAGCTGTTTTCTAACATAAATTGGTCTTTCAGTAAGAATTGTTCTTTCTGTAATATTCATTTGAGAAGCACCATCTCTTTGATTTCCACCAAGAGTATGTGTTTGAACTTCTCCACCAACTGCACCAGCAACACCAGCTGGTAAACCTGTAGCTGTATCAATAGTAGATTCAGTACCTCTACCATTTATAATGAACTGAGCTGTATTACCATTTTTTATTGTTTGTTTTGTGACTAAGTCCATAAACACATTTTTTCTCTCAAAAGCTGCAAGTGTTTCTGCATACACTTTTAAAGCTAAACCACTTTTACTTTCTATAGTTGCCATTTTCATATCCTTATAAAATTAAATTTTTGTTTTAGATAGAATTTTCTTGGATAGTATATAACTTAGGTATCTGATAGTTGTAAATTTTTGGAACTTACTTTCAGGTCAAGGTATTTCTTATTCAGAAATATATCTTAACTGAAAGTATAAATCATTTATTGAAGTTTGTCAAGATTAAAATTTTGAATTATTAAATTTTTTCTCAACTGCGTCTGTATATCTTTTGTCATTGCCATATCTTTTGTCTGATACATCTGCAAGATAATCCCCTTGGCTCTTGTAGCTTGTACTATGCACAAAACCAGTCCTGCCTTCTAACCTAGTTGGTTGTTTTGTTCTTCCAGTTGCTTGTTCATATCTTGATTGAATACCTTGCATTGCAATAATCATAGTATCGTATGGTAATTTTGAAATAGCATCTAATTCTCTTTGTGGAATATTAGCTTCAGCCCAGTCTTTAATTTCAAAAAATCTTTGCTCTCCACCTGCAATATCAATTACTTTTCTTGAAAATTGTATTTGTTCTGCTTCTAATCTTTCTGCATACCTATCAACAACATCATCAGGGATTCCTGCTTTATTTAGTTTGTTATATATTTCATTTGACACTTCTCCGTGTTCCTTGAAATAATCTTCCATCTCAATAAAGCGTTGTTTCAAATCACCCTTTGGCTCTGTTTTCTTTGTATCTTCTTTGCTATCCATAGATTCTTCTGCAAATTTTCTACCAGTTTTTGAAAAACTAGATTGTAGTTCTTGATAATGTTTTTCTAATGCTGAATCGTTCATTCCATCAATAACATATTCAGGAAGCTTAGAACCAATGTTCTTTATCCCTTTTTTTAACTCATCTACATTTTTATATTTTCCAGCATACAATTTATTATCACCCGAACCAACATCGCTGTTGTTATCAGAAGGAAGAGACACCTCTGTATCCTCATTGTTATCTTGAATATCTCCATCGTCTTCAACACCATTTAATATTGCTAGTGCATCTGCATCTTGTGTTTCTTCTATTTCCATTTTAATCTCCTTATTTTGATTCTAACTCTGTCTTAACTGTTTCAATTAAAGCAATAAGCTTTTCTGTACTAATATTCTTTGGAAATTTAATATCCAAACCAACTGCTTCTTCGACCAACAAATCTCTATCTGTTTTTTTAAGAACTTCTGCACCAACAACTTTTACGCTTTCCGCTACTTTGCCTAATTCAAAAAATATTTCCATTACATTTCTCCATTTTGTGTCATTGATTGAGCTTCCATATTAGCCATATTTGTACCCATTTGAGGTAATCCAGCAGACAAATATTGCTGAGACATTTGCTCTTCTCTTTGTGCCATTATTGCTTGTTCTTTTTCTTGTGGACTATATAAGAAATTTTTACTAGCAACACCACTGTTTGCAACCATTGCAGATATAATACTTGATATATTAATCTCTTGCACTATTGCTTCTTGCCCAACCAAGGTTGCAATGGCAGATAGCTCTTGCATAAGATTATTTATCTTTTGTAGCTCCACATTCCTTCCAAGAGCCTCAACGCCTGTTGTGATTATAACATCGATATCCTTTCCTGTTTTAATATTCAATTCAGATAGTGCATTCTCTATTACTGGCAGTTGTATATCTTCAACTATGCTTGTATAAATACCACCAAAACTAGCCTCTAATTCTGTAGCAACCAGCTTCACTTCCACTACAGTTACTCGTTCTGCGTCTCTAATACTTGCACTGCCCATAAGAAATGCTTCAGCTAATTCTTTTTTGTAGTCATTCACTAGGTTATATGTTAATTGCATATCATATTGTTTTTGCACCTTTACAGTGCCAATATCTTGCTCTTGTCCAATAATTACAGCACCATTCTTGGCTCTTACAAGGTCTTTATATTTTGTCATTCCATTTGGATTTAGAGTGAAAATTGTTTTGCTTGCAATTATTGCACTCTCATTTATAACTTTTAATTGTTTATTTAGTGCGATTAATGTTCCTAAATGTTCTTCAACAAAAGACCTTCTATAATCTTCCCCATCAACTTTATTCCAACCAACACTAATAAATTTCTCACTAAGTTTCTTTAAAGTACCTTCAGTTCCACTTATAATATTCCCATCAATTTCTTGATATATATTATAAATTCCATCAACAAGATAACATCTTGTATATAATACTATTAATTCATCATCACCTTTATCAGAAACTAAAGGCAAAACATATTCTGGAACAGTATCTGGTTCTAGTATTTCCTTAATTACAAGTTCAACTATATTTCCAGAACCATCTCTTTTGATTACATAGTTATTCAAGTTGAATACTCTATATTTTCCTTCTACCTTCTCAATTAAAGATTCTCCAGTTACCATTGCTAATCTCAACGCTGGATATAAACTTGTCCTAAACTTACTTTTGTTTATAAACTTTAATGCCTCATCTTCTTTCTGAGCCAAGACTTTGTCCACCTCAAATTCCATATCCCTATTTCCCTGTGCAATTGCGTCCATAGCTTTTTTTGCCGCACTAAGTCTGTAGAATGGTTGTGATGGTGGCAAAATACTTAACGCAAATTTACCAACAAGATGATTTACAAGCTTTGCTCCAAACCCTTGAACATACTCCCTTTCTAAATCATCTGCATCAGTTGATGTTACTTCTCGAAATAAATATGGAATAGTAAGTTTGGCACACAATAAAGCCCTGTCTATCACAGCACCTCTGCTAGAATTTAAATCATCAAATACATTTTTAGCACTTTTTTCTTGTATATTATCTGCCATTTTTTATCCTATATTTTTATACCAGAACCACTATCTGTGTTTATTCCAACACCTTTAGCTTCAGTTGCTAATTTAACTTTTAGCTTTCCCTTACTAGTTTTTTGTTTCTTTTTTTCCTCATCATCAATCTTATCTTCTCTTATTTCTTCAGCCATACCCATAGCTGTTTTTGCTGCTTCTGCTGCCTGTGTTTCTACAATCTCTGGTTCTACTTTTGTCCCAACAATGTTTCTTTTGCCAGTTCCAATATCTTCTAGAAAATTATTACCTGATATTTTTCCTATAGTTTTTACTATAGATTTTACTGCTCCACCCATAATTATTTCTCCTTTCCTCC